CCGAACACTTGCTTCTGGGTTACTTCTGTTATAGATTGTGTTGTCGTTGTTGTACTGTTCATAGACCCTGTTGTAAACTGAGGCGTGACAGTGTTTGCTCTTGCAACTGCGGGTGACAACAGAGCTAAGAGAAGAATCCATTTCTTCATACTTTTGGTGTGTCTTGTTTCTTTGCCATAGGGCATGTAGGTGGTTTACTACCACTAGACTTGCCTGTAGTCAAACCGAATGTTGCTAGTGCCCCCGTAAAAACGCTGGCTACGAACGTGATATCGCTGTTGCCTGACTTCTTTACCATTGGTATTTCTACATAGTTTAGTGTAATAATAAACCCAGACCAAATAACTACAGTTAGCCGCACAATTGCAGCTAGTATAGCCATCTGCTCATCATGGTCATCTATACCTTCTTTTATTTTTGTAAGGATACCTTTCTTTTTTTCTTCCATGTATCAATCTTGCCTTGTAAGAACTTCTGTACTCGTTTTTTAATTATGTCAAAGAAGGGCTGGGCAAGGGTGGTTGTAGCCACAGCTGCTACCGCCGTAGTTACAGCTGTAACCATAACTTCTGGTGACGGTAGTGGCATCTGTATATCTATGATAGGTATATCTAACTTTCTTGTTTGAGGTTGCACCTCTTTGGTTTCTGCTGGTTCTGTCCCCTCTGGATTGCGAAGATCGCTCGGAGGTACAACCAACGGGATGTAGGATGGAACATCAGCTGTAGGGAGAGGTATTGATGGTGTTTCTATAGTAGGAAAGGTGGGTATTTCCATTAATCAGCAGCTTCGGCTGTATTTCCTTCTTCTACCCACTTTTTATATTCTTCGTAATGCCTATTGCCATCTACCATAAGAAATACAGTTCTATAATCTCCATCCATAGTTTCAACCCTATCAATTTTAGTATCATCACTAGATGATTTTATTAATTTATATTTTGGGTCTGTTGGATAAGCCATAATTAAGTTAACTCCGCATCTAAAGCTACATGTGGTTCGTTATTGCTAAGTATATGATAATGAGTAGAAATTCTTACTGCCTGCCCTTGTCTGCTAGCATCACCATTTATATTAAGAATACATCGTTCTCTTGTAGTTTTACCGTCAAGTGCTATTGCATTAATATATTGAGCAGAATTACCAAATAATTTTTCATACGTGTATGCACCAGATGAACCTTGTTTAGCAATAAACGTAGGTGTTACTCTCATATCAATAGGGCCAGCATCTATAAAAATACTACTTGAATAATACTGCATACCAAGGCCAAGAAAAACATAATTAGTGTGTGCTAAAACATGAAAATATCTTTTACATTTATTTAGAGTTTCAACAAAACTTTCGTGAGCATAATCACTAGCTGAATTTCCAGCTTCTAATTGAACTCCAGTAAGCATAAATGATGAATTAGATGTTGTCCACCAACTAGTACCCATATCAGGTCTGGAAGTATAACCAGCATGATTCACCCATTGATTAACACTTCCAGTAGATGTGTAATGACCACCTAAATAAGCGTAGAAATATAAACTTAATCCTATTCCGTTATCATCATTTATAGTGATATTAGAATCGCCCGGAATAGTTATAGTAACCTTAGTCCATTGATTGGCAGTAAGAGATACTAAATTATTCCATTCTCTCGTTGTGCCATCGCCTGATTGGATGGTAACTAGATAAGTTTGTGTAACACTTCCTCTTATCCAAAAAGATAATGTTGCATAACTAGATGAAGATTTAAAATTCCAATTAGAATTGACTACGTCTTGTGCTTCAATATGATGTACAAAATACACATATCCTTGAGTATTAGCATTTTGTCCAGCATTGTCAATTCTAAATGCTTGATGGTGTCCTTCAGCGTAAGGGCTAGTACCACTTATTGCACTGTATTGGGATTGAGTTAATGTAGCATTTGCACCACCAGCTTGCATCTGCCATCTATCTACAGTTCTATAACCTGATGAATTATGCGATGTTCCTCTTTGGGCTAATTTAAAATTTCCGTTCATTACAAGATTGTGTACTTTACCACCAGCGGGTAAGTTAGTTAAATTAGCTCCACTAACAGCTGGTAACGTAGCCGGAAAACGTGCGTCTGGAACCGTGCCTGACGTAAGATTACTAGCACTTAATGCTGTAAGATCTTTTGCAGTATTTGCTGCAATAGCTGAGTTTATAGAGTTTGCTAGTTTGGCTTCCGTTACAGCATCGTCTGCTATTTTAGGTGTAGTAACTGCGTTATTAGTAATAGTTAGAGACGTAGCTCCTGTTACTTCGCCTGTATGTGTAGCGTTAGAAGTCTTAGCTGTATTTGCTGCTATAGCTGAGTTAATAGAGTTAGCTAATTTAGCGTCAGTAACTGCATCATCTGCAAGTTTAGCTGTAGTAATAGCACCATCATCTGGCACACTACTTGCAAGTCCGTTTGTTTGTACAGCATTACCCATAAAACCATGAGCACTGCATTGATAGTACAGAATTGTAGGTGTAGCGTCACCTGTGACAATCTGTGTGTAAGCACCACTAGAACCAGCAGTGCCGTTTGTTGTTACGTTTGTAGTATAAGCTGTAACCTTAGCTGCATCTTTGTAGAAGCGTAGTGGATGCCCACTGTTGCTACCATCTGCTTGGTCAAACTTATATGTTACTCCGGGTGTAAGTACAAGAAATGGTGCAAACTTACCATCTATCTTGTATCCATTACTAGACCCCTGACCATTGTATCTGTGTGTTGTATCCTTAGACGCAACAGTTACAGTAAACACTACAGTAGATCCAGTATATAAATTTTGTATTGGGTCAAGGATGGTAGGTTGTATACCCCCACCCTTTACTCTTGTTAGTCCCATAATTATTCTGGTTTAGGATACTTTTTCTTAACAGGATCGACTATATCTGTTTTCCATTTTTCTATACCGTTATGGTATATGTAATCAAGCTGTGTACCCCAATCTGGATACTCTTCTTTTCTTTTCCACTTGTAATCTTCTTTTGCTAGTTCTGTTCTAGCTGCATCTATATTACTTTGAACAAGCGTTACTTTTGTACCATCTTCTTTAAAAGCTCCTTCTTTGTCATCTATACGAACAACATCTGGATATGCCTTGTAAATAGCTTGATGATCTAAACTCATGATGATACCTCAAATAATGTTAAAGTAGAAGGACAAAGTCCTCTAGAACTATCATCACTTCCTTGATAATCTTGCCCTATATAAGAAGTATAACCATTGTAACCAGCCAACCATTGACAACGATAAGAGTTTGCACCCGAATAGTCGCTTGGGGTATCTAAATACATAAAACTACACATTTTCTGAGCATAGCTATTTTGGTCTGTATAACCACCTGTTGAAGCTTGTGTTCTACTACCATAAGCATTACCTAAATGTGGTGCTGTATCACTTCCATTAGGGTTTACTCTTCGCAATCTAACCCACGAACTATAACCACCTCTATCACCTATCCAAAGCTCTGCATAAACTAAAACTTTGTTTCCAGATTGCACAGTAATATTTGCAGTTAAACCGGGAATATCAGAATAAGTTGAAGATTGAGTAGAAGATCTGTCTGTTTTAACTATTTGCACTACTTGTATTATTCCTCCTCCATTACCAGTTTCACCACCAGCAGGGAATATTTCATTGGTAAATATAGCCATTATGATACCTCTGTTAAATTAAATTTGTACTTCTTACCAGAACGGTTATTTTTTAAGAACAAGTCTGATTCTCCCTCTTGTATTGTCCAGTCGCCCCAGCTACCGTCAACGTCATTAGCACCACCTTCGTTAGATAAGTTAAGGTCATTGGTGTAGATGTTTCTCCAACGATAGCTTCCACTACCTAGGTCATAAGAATTATTAGCTGAAGGTACTACATGGCCATCATGTTCAATCCGAAATCTTGGAGTATTGTTAGTGGCAAAATGTAAAGCATCATTATTAACATTAACTATTGAACAAGGTTTATTAACGCTTGAGTTAGTTGAATATGTATAAGTATTTGTTGTATTTGCGCCTTGTTGTTGAGCTAATAAAAGACCCCAACCACTATTACTGCCGTCAGCAATATTAACTTGGTTATATTGACCACCAACAAAACTTGCAACTGAAGCTTGTTGAATATCTGACGTTCCAACACTTAATTCATTAAATACACTAACTCCATCTCCTCTAGTCTCAAACTTTTTACTGTTGTCGTAATATAGCTCTACTGCTCCGTCTTGATGACATTTAAGCATATGCTCAGTATCAGCAGCATTTAAAACAGTAAATCTGCTAGTTTTTACATTTATATTACTACTTGTAGTATCTTCAATAACATTATTTGTCCCGTTATGATAAATTTGAAAATCATTACCAGCACCAAATAAAGCTCTATTGTTAGCACCACCAGAACTGTCAAGCCATTTAATATTTTGATTGTTAGTATCTAGCAAACCGCCTAGCTGTGGTGAAGTGTCACCGACTAAATCTGTGTTAACAGAGTTGCCAGATGCTGCTGTGATACGTCCCTGAGCGTCTACAGTAATGCTTGGAATAGAAGTTGATGAACCATAACTACCAGCAGTTACAGACGTGTGAGCAAGCTTGTCAGCAGTTACTGCGTCATTTCCAATTTTAGCTGTAGTAACTTGTAAGTTACCTATCTTTGCTTCTGTAACTGATTGGGGACCAAGTTTAGATGCAGTAACTGAGTCATCTGCAATTTTAGCTGTAGTTACTGAATTACTAGCTAACTTTGCTGCGGTTACATTACCGTCTACTATTTTTGCTTCTACTACAGAATCCGTACCTAGTTTTGCAGAGGTAACAGAACCATCTTGTAATTTATTTGCTGTTATACCAGCATCTTGTAATTTAGCTGTTGTAACAGCACCGTTTTGTAGTATCGCTGTTGTAACTGTGTTATTACTTGGTGTACCTATTCCGACTGTTGATCCGATGACAGTAACGAAAAGGCTAGCACCGTTAGCAGGGGCAGACCCAAAGATAATGTCGTTGCCAACAAGAACGAAGCCCTCGCTTGGTTGGCTTGATCCAGCGTTAGGTTTCTGAATGACTCCATCGACACTGACAATACAAGCTGCGGCAGTTGTAGGTGCGTCAGATATTGTAAATCTATAAGCTGTTCCATTTGGTGTTGCACTTCCTCCACCTGTAGCAGATGAGCTAGATATTGTAGATATAAAGAAGTTACCTATAGCAGATGACTCTTCCCATGCAGAGTTTTGAGCAGAGTAAACCATAAGTTTACTGTTAGTTGTGTCGTACCATAAGTCACCACCATCTAAAGAAGATGTAGGTGCAGAAGCTGACACTCTGTATCTGTTTGAGAATGAGTTAACTGTTGCACTGATAGCCTGTATATCGGCTGCACTAGCTAGCTGTTTGTGGAATGTATATGTATGTAAGGTTGATGTTGTTTGTACCTGTAAACCGCTGTTTGCTGGTAATGTTTGACTAACTAATGAGCTAGGAAATCCAGTTATAGTTACAGTGGTACCTGTACCAGCACCATTAGATATAGTTGCTACACCACTACTGTTAACTGCAAGACCACTTGCAAGTTGTGATATAGATACAACTGTACCAGCATTGTTGCTTGGATCAGGGTTAGCTGTAGGAAAACTAGTCTCGTTTGCTATAGCTACAAAACCACCAAGAGCGTTTGTTACAGACAGCACAAGATCGTTTACAGCTTTAGATGTAGGTATACGTGTGTCGCTGTTTGTAGTAACAGAAGTTTCTAGTGTAATACCATCAAGTTGGTTTAGCTCTGCTGTAGTAGCTGTAAGAGCTGTAGCACTAGCTAAGTTTGACGCAGTAGTTGTCTGCATACCAGCTAGAATTGATAACTCTGCATCTGCAATTTTATCAGTTGTAACCGCATTGTTTCCAATCTTAGCTTGTGTAACTTGTAAGTCACCTATTTTAGCTGATGAAACAGCTTGAGAACCTAGTTTTGCGTTTGTTACTGCACCGTCTGCAATTTTACTAGATTCAACAGCGTTAGAACCTAACTTTGCAGCAGTCACTTGACCATTAACTATTTTTGATTCTGTTACAGAATTTGTAGCTAATTTTGTATCGGTAACAGAAAGGTTTTGTAATTTATTTGCTGTAATCTGTGCGTCAGCTATATGTACGGTATCAATAGAACCATCGACATAGTGCTCAGAGTTAATAGAGTTATCAGCTATTTTTGTACCATCAACCGCGTCAGCAGATATTTTATCTATTATGACCGCTCCATTAGCGATTTTAGTTTGTGTAACTGAATCTGCTGCGAGTTTAGTTTCAGTTACTGTACCGTCCGCAAATTTAGCTCCTGTAACTGCGCCGTCTTGTATCTCGCTTGTTACAATAAGTTGATTGTCTTCTTGTACTTTAAATAGTAGTTGTTCGTTGTTAGCGTTTAAATCTTCTGCCTTTACCGACGACCCTGCTACGTATGTAGCCTTAGCTACGTCTACATTTGTTTCACGGAATATTTTGATAGCCTGTGGGCTGGTGGGTATATTACCTGATGTAAAGACTACATTACCACCGCCCGTTGTGGTGTAGCCTGTTATATTGTAGTGTGTACCAGAAGATTTTAGTACATCATCTACAGTGACTTTTATATCAGATTGCTGGATAGACGGAAAGGAAAACGATTTGGTCGCTCCACCATCCCCAGTATAGGTTGCCTGTGTTACTGCCATTTATTTATATATGTTGAGGATGTTTGCTGTTTCAGTTTTCTTTTGAACTTTTCTACGTTTTTGATCTAGCTCTTTTTCCATAAGCTCCATGGCTCTTGGATCAGCACTTAACTTAGCCCAAGCTCTTTTACGAGCTGCTTGAAATAACTTATCAATAATAATATTATGATAGTAGTCTCTTGCATCATACTGGTCACGTAGTCCAGCTCTAATATCAGCATACATTTTATTCATGGATGCTATAATTCTTGGATCTTGTGATAACTTGTCTAGCTCTCGTTCTAAGTTTTGTTCACCTATAGCACGTTGAAATGCAGATCTAACTCTTGGTGCATCTGTTAAATTAGTGCTGTCTGGTGCATAGTATGTAGATAAACGTAAATCGTACCCACTGTCAAACAAAAAGTTACGACCGGGGCTTTGATCTAAATTAAGAGATATAGGACTTACTGCGTTGTAAGCTCTAGTTAAGAAATCCCAATCTTTGATAGGTCTACCATTTAGCATATCATACTTAAGAGGTAGAGGTTCTTTAGTAACTAATTCTGAAACTAAGTTACGGTTACGTATAGACTGATCTATACCTGATCCTATCTCACGCATATGCGGTACAAATAGCTTACCTAGTTCATTACGTAGACCGGCTAACGGTACAGTATTGTTAGCTAATGATGCTACAATACGTGATGCCTGCCCGGGTCTACCACCAAATAAGTCAACAAATGACTGTATACCGGCTAGATAAGATTTACTTGTAATAGCTTGTGCTACGACTAATGATATTTTTTGTAGCTCAGATTCTGTCCACTCTTCGCCCATTAGCTCGCTAGCGTCACCTACGTCAGCTATTGTAGACATGATAAGGTTAAATGGTTCAAAGTTGTCGTAACCTACACGTACAGCTCCAAGCTTTATAGTTCTAGGTTCCCACTTACCATCTATCCACATCTGTCTTTTTTGCCTATCTACTGGGCCGTTACCGTTAAGATCACCACGCATCCAAGCTTGTGTAGCCATAAACACAACAGCAGAACCTATTGCTAGTCGTCCTGTTTGTAGTGCTTTTGCGTTGGCTAACTCTTGTGCTGTAAAGATACCATACTTCGCTACATTTTCTAAGTTATCTGCACTAGCAAATGCTATGTCATTAAACTCTTTTACTAAGAAGTTAAATCCGGGTGTATACTTACCAGTCAGTGCGAGACCATTTACACCAGTTCTAGCAAACAGAAAGAAAGGTTTAGCTAGTGGTGTAGCAGTAAATACGTCGTTTAGTCCTTTTGCAAAGCCTGTTAATGGCTGTGTTAGTGTAACCTCCTGACGTGCAAACACAGTAGCTTCATCCTTGATGCCTCCATTTTGGTCAAAGATTTCTGCGTAAAAGTCATCTTCATACGCTTTCATCAAGTCCTTAGTTATCTTAGGAGTCTGTATGCCATTACCTTGTTGATCTAGTACGTTACGCATAGCCTTCTCACGCATCTTTGCACGACCTAAGATGTACGCAAACGCGTCATCCGTAGCTGCCATAATCTTAGTAGAGTATGTTAAGAAGTTACTGTCATTTAAAGATCTTGCCATATTAGCTACACGAAACGCTGCTACGTCACCGGCACTAGCTCTACCACTATCTTCATAGTATCTACGCATAAGCTCCCAGTTTGTGTCACCACGACTAAACTCAGAGTACCTAGTCTT